TGATTATTTAGCTGGTTCATCTGTCGAGCAACTTGCTGAAATGTATTCGCTTACAGAAGACCGTGTGCAAGCACTCTTAGACAAACGCGAGTGCAAATCGTATATAGATGGTGTGTATGCTTCTCAAGGATACCTAAGTCGTATTAAGCGTCTTGCTGTAATCAATCGTGTAATAGATAACAAACTTGAAGAAGCACTTGAAACAGGTCAATTCTCTAAAAAAGACCTTTTAGACTGGATGAAACTGCTTCACGATATGGAACAGTCAGTAAAGCCTAAAGAACGCGGCCCTGCCGTAGCTGTTCAGATTAACAACTATGACAAGCTAATGAAGGATTTAATCAATGACTAAAGCCCGAATGCCTCGTGATGATAACTCTCAGCCTATCCCAGTGCTTCGCTATAAGACTGGTGGTTGTCAGCGTGTCTCAATCTCCTCCACCTCAACCCGAACAGCAATTGGGGGTCGCGTAATCACTCTTGTTTGCACAGTAGACTCTCAGTTTGAAACAGGTAAAGAGGGTATAGAAGCCTCTTCAACTTCACACTTTGCCCCCGCTGGATTTCCAATAGATATAGCTGTAGGCTCTGATTTATCTGATAGAGACGACTATCATACACATATCGCTATTCGTTGTGATTCTACAGGTTTTGCCTATATTTCTGAGAGAGAGTAGATGTTAAGACTCTCAGCCCGAATCTCTCGTATTCGAATAAAAACTTTGTTAGAACGCTATATCACTACACAAACTCAAGGTCGCTTGATCACACAAGACAATCGCTATTTATTATTATAAATTTTTAAGTTTGACTACAAACTTTATAAAAAGTAGGGTATAAAAATGAAACTTAAAGCTATTCCTAAAAATAAAGCGTTATACGAGCGTGTAAAACGAGAAGCTAAGAAACGATTTGATGTATATCCATCAGCCTATGCTAATGGATGGTTAGTTCGCGAGTATAAACGCCGTGGCGGAACATATAGGAGTGAAAAGTCATGAAACCTCGTAGTGGGCTACAGGCCTGGTTTGGAAAAGGTAAACGTGGTGGCATAGGTGGTGGCGGCTGGGACCGCTATAGCCTCGAAGGAGTTCGTGTTGGCAAGTGTGGGGATGCTAAAGAGGGGGATGCTTATTCAGCTTGTCTCTCTCGTGAAAAAGCTAAGCAACTTGGTAAAAAGGCGATTAAGTCTTTTGTTAGACGCAAGCGCGAAGCGCAGCGCGCGGCAGGAGAGGGTAAAAAAGGTCAAGGGCGCGGAAGTCCAATTTATGTAAAAACAGGAGCGAGCAGTGGTAACAAGAGTTGATAAATTTTTAGGTGGACTTGGTATTGATGCTACAGACAAGTTTGAGGTTCAGTCTAACGCTACCGTAACAGTCGGTAATGGAAGTTCAACTTGAAATGTTCATATTGGTGGAACAGTTGGTATTGGAACGAGCACTCCTGCGGCTAAACTACAAATTAGAAATACTACAGATAGCACTCCAGCACTAAAAGTCATATCTCAGAATACAGGAGGTTGGGGTCTTGAGATAGACTCTCACTCAGCAGGTTCTGAGTCTGACTTAGTATTTACTGCAAATGCTGTTGAGGCAGGACAAGACTCGATATCCTATACTATGGAATCAGGTGGGTACTGGCGTTGGATGACAGGCGCTACGAGTCGTTATACAGGTACCGCAGGCGGTACTGAGCGCATGCGTCTTACAGATGCAGGTAGAGTAGGTATTGGAACCGCATCTCCTTCAACAGAACTTGAGGTAAATGGGACTGTAAAAGCTACCGCTTTTTCTGGTGACGGGTCATCACTTACAAACATATTTGGATCAAAAGACGCAGGTGTTACAAATGAAGTTATGTTTAATCTTGGTGACTACTATGATAACTCAACTACTACAGATGTATATCTTGATAATTATGTATGGCTGACTCCTTTTACAGTTGAGAAAATTATTTCAACAGCTCCTAACTATATAGACTTTTATTCTTCTCATCCAGCGGGAGGAAATCCGGCTGGATGGTTTGCTATATATAAAAGACCTACAAGAACTTCAGTAGGAGCTCGTATTATGGCTAACACACAAGCATACAGTGCCATAAATGCGGATAGTTGGAAAAGAATTTTAATCGATTCTACCCCTACAACTCTTGATTCAGGAGACTACTGGTTTGCATTTAATATAAGTAATACATCAATTACTATGGGATATGCTCAAGGATTAGAACCTCTTCAAATTTTATCCTCTTCTGCAGGGTCTTGGTCTAATTCTTATATTTCTCGATCCGTTAGCGAGCATCCTACAGGCGACTGGTCCCCAGGCGGGGGACCCCCTGCAGATGGTTCCGGTCTATCAATAAATTTAAATTCAACAGAAGAACCAGTTCATTTTAGACTAATAGTATAAGATAGGCATCAAATGAACCAAGAAGATATAATAAATAAAGTTCAAGATTTAGCTAACAACACTCACGTGAATTTTAGTCGTCATGAAGCTGTTTGTCAAGAGCGTTATGAACAACTGTTAGCAAGTTTTGACCGTTTTGATAAGCGACTTGACGAGATGCAAAAAGAAGTTGCCGACCTTAAAACTCTTGCTACGTCAGGCAAAGTATCGCTTAAAACTCTTATTTGGATAGGATCTGCTGTAGCTGGCCTAACTACAATAGGAATCTCTTTTTTAAACTATTTAGGTAAGTAATGTCATCTTTTTTTAAAATTCCAATTGATAAACTATTAAGTAAAATTGTAATGGGAGGCAATGTCGGTATTGACTTTAATGATAGTCAATGGGGTATAGTGCACGGCCTTGAAGAACATCGTTTTTGGGTTCACATTTCAGCGAGACGTACAGGAAAGTCGCTTGCTGCTGCTATTCTTGCTTTTGATAAGCTGTTAGAGCCTGGAACTCAGGTAATGGTTGTTGCTCCTAACTTTACTCTTTCATCTATCATTTGGGATTATGTGACTGATATTATTAAAAATCTTGGAATAGAGGTTGACCGTTTTAATCAAAAGGACAAAGTAGTAAAGTTAATTAATGGATCTGTTTTTAGACTTCTTTCAGCTAATAATAGAGACTCACTTGTTGGTCGTGCAGCTCACTTTATTATTGTAGACGAGGCCGCAATCATCCCTGATGATGAGTATTTTACTCGTGATTTACGTCCTGCCTTATCTACATATCCTGATTCTCGCGCTCTTTTTATCTCTACACCTCGTGGTAAAGCAAACTACCTTTACTCATACTATCAGCGTGGACAAGACCCAGAGGTAGATACTTGGGGTTCTGGGCTGTTTACTTGGCGTTCTAATCCTCTTTTATCTGAGGCTGATATTGCCGATGCTCGTCGGTCTATATCAAAAAAGGTATTTGCGCAAGAGTATGAGTGCGACTGGTCTACAACAGAGCAGCAGGTTTATATGTTAGATCAAGAGACTCATATTAAAGACCTCACTGAGGTAAAACAAAATCTCCATAAGTATGAGATTATAGCAGGTCTTGATGTTGGTTATAGAGACCAAAATGCTTTTGTAGTAATTGCTACAGATGGTGAACAGTTTTTTGTTATAGATGAAGATATTTCAGATGAGATTACTACATCTCAACTTGCAAACCGCGTTAAAGAGATGGAAGAACGTTGGAGTATAGACATGATTTATCTTGACTCGGCGGCCCAACAACTTAAAGCGGACTTAGCCTATGATTTTGATATTTTTAGTGAGAATGCTATTAAATCAGTAAATGATGGTATCAACTTTGTTAGTTCATTAGTTGATAATAATCGAATATTTTTTGACGAAGAGACAGCTCTAAAAACTTTTAATGCTATGGCCGGGTATAAGTGGAATCCAAAAACTGATTTGCCTAAAACTATTCATGATGATAACTCTCACCCGTCTGATGCTGTTCGTTACGCTATTTATACTTATATTAAAAAATCTGTAAGTATCTATACAGGTTAGGAGACGCACTTGTCAAGCAATGTTCGTATTACAGAATTAACACATCTTTCTTCAGCAGAAATTTCTGATGATGATGTTTATGTTATTGTAGACATATCTCAAGATGAAACTAAAAAGATTTCTCATTCTAACCTTATTAGCTCTATAACACTTGGAGAGAGTGGGTTTTCTAACGTAATTGCGCTTCAAGGCGGTTTAGCGGCGTCTAATTTAGCGTTTGACATATTTTCGTCTAATACACAGGCTAACGTGGTCGCGCTT